CCATTGACCATCCACACCCATATGCAGGAACAATCTCTACAAACTGTGGCATCATGTTATCATCCTTTGGGCCATGGCCCCCAGCCAGAAAATATGCACCAGTTATTTCTGGTTTAGCATGTTTGTAACGGTCACGTTCACGTTGGTATGCTTCTAGACCTTTTTTAAGTTTATCAATCTCATCCTCAAGCACATCAATCTTATGCAAAGCATGTTGATGACGACGAGTTAGATCGTCAATTGTCTGTTGCATCTCAATCGCTAATTGCATCTTCATCTGCCTCCCAATAACGGCAGTAAAAATGTTTAGACATCTTATCAATCTCAACCTGTGGATAGCCTTCACTCACCAACCATTGTAATACATCTTCTACATCTTCTGGAATAGGTTTTGGAAAGCCGTATTTCCAACCGCTAGGCGGATCACACATCATTACTTTCTTAGTATTCATTTTCTCCCCCCATGCTATCAATCTCTTCTTGAATCGCCTTTTCTTGTTCGAAAAGTCGTTCTTGTTTATAGAGACCAACTCCAATAATAATTGCTAGAATCGTTCCAAGTGCCAACGTGTTGATGCTGACTGCTTTCAGATATTTTTTCATTATGCGCTCCTATATGCGAATTCTATTGCACGATTTGCTTCTAAGTCTAATGCTCTATTATTATAACGATTCGAAGTTTCTTTGTCAAGTTGTAAAACCATATGGACTATTTCTTTTGCTGATATTGGATATTCTCTTCGAATCGCATTTACGGCAATGGAAGTCATTATTTTATATATCATCGCGTATCTTCCAGTGCCGTCGCTATGGGCAATGCTTTTGTATTCGTTGATCAATTTTTTGTTCACAAATGGGCAATCCGAGTAATGCGTCCAAGAATGATTGGTGTTGGTTAGTTGATTTTTACGATGTTCAATGATCTGCTTCTGAATATCTTCTGGCAGATTGTCAATGAAGTTATGTGATCTTTCTGTGTATGGATGCTTGCTTAGAAGTACGTCAACATCAATGTCAGTACCAGACCGTTTGAAAGTGAAGTTGTTAGCACCAGCATAGTTTGCAGGGATGTAATACATTCTAGACAAATCTTTAGTCTGTTCATCTCCGATTGAACCGAGTTCTTTGTTGAGGGCGAACCAGAAGTGCTTAATCTCAGATTTTTCAAGATCCCTGTTAAGCGGAAAGACAATGCGAAACTTTGGCGTATCCTTAGTGCTACTAGCAGTACTATAGCAAAAGTAAGTCCAACCAGAGACAATACTATCCACATAACCCTTCACACCTCTTCCAATGTTTACATTATCAACATCTACAGCACACCATTGACTCCAACCAATGACATTATCATTTCGTCTTTTAGAATTTGGTTTAAATATTGCTGGTGAAATGAGTTGCGCATCTTGCTTTTTTGAAATAGATTTCTTGGATAGATTTTCTAGAAAACCCACAAACATATCCCAAGTGTCAAAAGACATGGAACGGTGTGTCTTGTTATCATAGACATACCGTTCTTTTTCTTTCCAAAATCTAGGTGATTTGAATATTGTGATACTGTACATAACTCATATTATAGCAAATTTATTCGTCTTCGTCAACCCACCTTAGAAGAGTAACAGTGTCTCTTTCAATTGCTGGGTACCAAATAGATTTTGTTTTGTTGGTGATAGTCTGGTCCATCATAGATGCAAATTCATTAAAATCTTCTTTATTTCTAAATCTCACTGTTAGAGATAAAGATTTTTTATCATTTTGCTCAAACTCTGGCATTTCACCATAATTATATGGGACTCTATCTTGTTCATCACCAGAAATTATGAAGATATTATTATCAACATTGTTGATATTATTTTTATTTGTAGCCATTTTCAATTCTCTTTTTCATTTCAGTTTCATTCATAAGCTGTTCTTCACTAAGCTTAATAAGCTTCATGCCATAATTATTTGGCTCTTTCTGAATATTCAATCCCTCTTTCAGTTTTGGTTTTTGAGTAAATACGCTATAATTGACTTCGTGATGCCATCGATCATATCTTTGAACAATTTTCACAACATCGGGATGTTGCTCTTTGAGAGATTCAGCAAACTTTCGTCTGTTATCAAATCCTTCATCACCTACTTTATAAACTTCTTCAGTATTACCACCTGCCGTCGTATGAGTTGCAGCCTTACCTGTTAAGAATTGATTGAATAGCATAGTACAATGTCCCTGTTTTAGAACACGCAAACTCAAATCAGTATCTTCATTATATTTGCCTCGCCATCTCAAGTCAAGATCATTGTCAAGTAGAATACAACTATAAATCCTAGTATTTGTATAATATGGTGGTCTCTTTGCATTTGATGGACAGAAAAATCTGTAATTCAGTCCCGACATTTTCACATTTTCATAACGATCCACAAAGTCTTCACATGCTTTCCAAAAAGAAGGGGTTGTCATACGAATTCTAAGATTTTGATGCAATCTATAGAAGTAGCGCATATTATCATCAAGAATCCAATGCTTCTTATGACCTTCTTTTATAGAATGATCCCAGACAAAATTACGAACAGGAATAGATCCCTGGCCCAAGTTTGAAAAAGGCGTTACGAGAATCTTTTTGGGGTCTATGTATTTTGCATAATTGTTGTATTCTTGAGGTTCTACAACAATGCGATACGGACATCCCATTTCCTCAAGACTCCGCTGAGTTGATCTACCTTCCCAGCGACCCTTTGATATAATGTAAATCGGATATTTTGGTAATTGTTTCAATGTATTCTCTTCAATTATATATTTTTCATGTAATTCCACTGTGATTTATTCGATCTTCTAATTATATCACATAATTCTTTATTGTCAATATCAACAATCAGAGAAAAATCAGACATGGCGAACCCGGCTGCTATTCTGTCATCCTTCGAATTTCGAACTAATCTAAATCGTCTTTTTCCCAAAGGAGGTGCTTCCCATAATCGAACTATATTAGAATCATTTGACGGGTTCTCGACTATGATCCAACGATCAGCGTTTAAGCATTTGTCGAGTTGATTGCTGCGAACTTGTTTATTTTTCCCACCTGTGACAGGTACAGTAAATGCTTTGTACGGATCGTGACCCGCTGGCCTGAATCGAAAATACGGAGTCTGAAATTTGACTTCAGTTTTCTTTCCGTCAATGACCATATCTTTTTGCATATCGAAGGGATCGACTGACATTTCGATTTTTGAACCTAGAGACTTATAGTATTCATATACAATCTTTTCGCCAAGTTCTCCAAGAGCCTCGACGCTCACCGATTATCTCCTGATCCTCGCAACACGCCGCGATCTTTGCGACTCTGAAGTTTTTCCATGTTCATGCGAAGAGTGTCTTCAGGATCAATGTTGAAGTAACCGTGAAGAGCAAAGAAATAGAATGCAATGTCTCCAAACTCTTTCTGGAGATCATTCACATCAATGGTATCATCACGAAAATACTTCTTGATCTTTTCTGCTATTTCGCCAGTTTCGCCAACAAGACCTAGCGTGTTCTCAGTGAGTCGCGTCTTGCCTTCAGTCAGCATCATAGATTCAACAAATGTTGAGTACTCTTTCAATAATGTCATAATATAGTAAGTTCCTTTCTGTATACTTACCTGCCCACATTGCGAAAAAATTGGTAAAGGTAGTGTTATGTTCAGACACCATTTCGATAATTGTAAATATTAAGATGCGTAAGTATTCAATGCGTAAGGTTTCGATCCACCTCTGTTATATATTTGAATGTGTATTCTTCGTTTTGGATTTTGTGTTTCCAGATTGTGGGACACCGTTTTTCCCTCACTAGGTTTTCTTGGGCCCATAGCAATTTTTCTGTCTCGTTCATCATCCGAAATGCGATGCCCGTTCAACTCATGATGCGCGAGTGCATGATTGATAGCATCGGTATATGTTTTGTGATAAAGAGTATAACCACTACCCGACTTAGATTCTCCCAAATAAGACTTAAAACTTTGCATTAGATTTCCCCTGTTTTTCTTTGTATTTATACAAAAAAATCTTCTAACGATGCTTTTTCTTCTAACGACCACCCGATTGCGTTCATAATAGGATCCAATGGACTTGTATATGTCTTTTCGTATTGTACATCATAATCTATGTACTTGTCAAGTCCAAACTCTGGCGGCAAGAAATCTGGAAATGATATCACGTTTTCTTTTATTGTGTTAGGTATTTTGAGATAACAGAACTTAATTTTGTCGCCAGATTTGATTTCTTGATATTTGTTCTCAAGTCCATGCTTCTTTATCAGATCATTATAAAGCAAGGAACCGCGCACATGAATAGGAGTACCTTTCTTATATATGGTTTTCGAATCATAGTAACCAGATATATCACTGATACCGCGAGGGAATGATATATCTTCTGGACGAGATTTGTTGAATTTTTTTCTAAATTCATTTGACTGATTCCGAATAGTTTGTTCGTCTTTTGTCATGATCAATTCAAAGATGTTATGGAATTCACTACGAACAATCTGAGGTGTTGAAGATTTGATTGCTTCAATACCAGTCACCTTGATCTTTGGTTTTGCGTATTGAACTCCCTCGTTATTATGCACATTCAAAATGTATCTCTTCTTTGCGGTCCAGATGCCGCGATCAGCAATTGCTTCTCGTTTCATGATCATTCGGTTTTTATGACAATTCATATGTTCGTACAGATTATTGTACGCTTTTTCCAAAATCTGTTCAAAATGTTTTTGACAAATCTTGTCAATGAAATCTACTGGGTCATCGGGATTCATTTTCTTCACAAGGTCTTCAAATGAAACATAAAGCGAATCTGTGTCCATGGCAATGACATAATCTTTGTCATCAGTTTTAAGCAACCGATTCATTTCACCATTCATTGCTTTTTCCGCCCACTTGATTGCCAGTTGACCAGTCAGTGTGACACCTTCAGCCATTGCGATATTGTAGTAGTCAAAGAATCTTGATCCTTTCTAACCAAGAGCGCCGTATAATGAGTTCAGCAAAATCTTGATTGCCATTTGCTCATTATCCAACTGACTAATCTTATTATCCAGCTGTTTCATACGCTCTTGAATTTCCTCCTTTCTATTATACATTTTCTAACCTTTCATAGATTTCTTTAACTTGCTTCTTTGTCGCCATATGTATATTCATATTCTAACAGATATTTTGCTTTTTGTAAATACTTCTTTGCCCTTTCGCGCCACAGATATTTTTCTTTTGGTTTCTTCTGAACGAGGTTTGCCCTTTCGCGCCACAGACATTTTTCTTCTGGTTTCTTTTGAAAGAGTTTTGCCCTTCCGTGACTCAGACATTTTTCTTCTGGTTTCTTCGCTGAGTGGTTTGCCCTTCTTCGCCTCCGATATTTTTCTTTTGGTTTCTTCGCTGAGTGTTTTGCCCTTATTTGCCTCAGACATTTTTCTTCTGGTTTCTTTTGAAAGGGTTTTGCCCTTATTTGCCTTCGACATCTTTAGACGGGCTTCTTCGGTGTGGGTTTTGCCACGATTATCTACCAGAGGCCACGCGGCAGCATTTAGCCAGTCATCTGAATAAACACAATCGTTTTCTGTTAGGAATTGAGTCTCATATTCTATTGCTTCTTCGCGGGTATCAAATGTCCTATCCACACGAATAACATCTGGCTCGCCGTATTCTTCACGAAATGACTTGACAATATTAGATGAGGTGTGATAATGTGTCCACAGATCGTCTTCTGGTGGGTAATTATTTATCATTCGGACGCCGTAATAGTGTTTGTTTTGTTCGGTCCAGGAAATGTGGTAAGTGTATGGGGTATAAATATTCATGCTGGAAATCTCCTTTGTTGTTTTCTAGAGTGTATGGGCGTTCGAGCGCCGTGATACACACCTATTTATACATCCAAAGATTCCAACTCTTTTTTCAGTTCCTCATATTCCTTTTTAAATTCAATCATCTCATTTTTGATTTTAGACCTCTTATCATAATAATTTTCAATGATCAAAGGCATGATGCCGGGTCGATCTTTACGATATTGGGAACCGTTTGCTGCTATTGTGTAAGCGCCTGTGAGCGTTTCTTTGCGATTCAAATAGTATTCTACACCAGATGTTCGCATACCAGGTACAATAGTTTCGGGAGACATGTTCCATTGTACAATAAGATTTGGGTACAGAGAGTTTAGGTCAAATGATACAACCCAGTTATGCATACCTACTTGAGGAGGCTTTACGTATCCGCCGATAAAATCAGTCTTGACTGGAATACGATTTGAAATCTCGGGATATACGTCAAGTTGTTTGAGTGTTCGATATATGATAGATTCCCAAATCGCCGTAGTGCCTAATGTATCAGTATAGTTCACACCACCCATGTACGAAATGGAAAGAACCAGAGAAATGAGACCGAGTTTTTTCTCCAATCTTTCGATCAGTTGAGTATCTTTTATGTTATAATCAAGAAACTTTTGATGATTTTCGCGGAACAGATTGTTTAGATTACCATATTCTTCATATGATATCTTGTTTTCACCCAGAACGGAATAAGCAATATGATCAAGTTTGTAAGATTCTTGATTGCCAGACACCCGATCAAACTTTTTGAAAAGTTCCATATAGTCGAGTGTTTCGGTGCCCGTGATATCAAAAAAGATTTGTTTACGATTCATAACCGTAACTTGACGGTCGTTGATCAATCTCCAAGGTGATAGTTTTTTTGCTTCTTTTTCCCCAAGAACACGAAGAATACGATTGACAAGATAAGGAATATCAAAGAATCTGACGTTCCAACCAGTGATAACATCTGGATAGTTTTCTGACCAATGCGAAACGAAACTTACCAATAGATCCGTTTCATTATCAAATCTGTGATATTTTACGAGGTCTTCCCCAAGATCAACTTCACATTTTTCAAATGACCATTCACCAAGACCCCACACTTGATATATGGAAGACTTGCTGGATTTTATTGTGATTGCCGTGATTTCTTTGGATGCTTGTTCTGGCTCGGGAAATCCATCGTTTATATATTGATTATAACAAGAATCGTCAAAAGATACCCACTCTTGTTTTTCTTCATCCCAGACCTCGTATTCCTCTCCATCTGAAAGGGTCTCTTTTAGTGTTTTGTATTCTTTTATGGTTGTCAGTTCTATGGTCATATATTTCTTCGCTTGTCAATAAACCCATTTTAGTTATTATATCATAAATATTGTCATATGTATACTCACATTCCAAGAAATCGTGCTAATATTATTGCTTTTTTCTCACTTTTATTTTGTGATTAGAATCGTACTTAGGTTCAGAAGTAGCGACTTCAATATCAATAGAACAAATATCAATGAGATTGATATCATATTTTGGCACTGTTGGAAACTTTTCACCAATAAACTGCTGAATATATTTCTTTGTGCCGTACATTTTGAAGTTGTCGATTTCTTTGTACTGGTCAAGAAAATCGGATGCTTCTCGCATAGAATCAAACTCTACTGCAGCAATATTATTACCATCAAGACCTTTCGTTTTTGACTGATCCTTGGATGGAACGAAAATCTTGGGTTTGAACTTGTACTTTGTCTGTACTGCTATTCCATTATCATTATAACCACGATACAGAATGGAGTTTCCGTATCTGGCGACATTCGTATAGAAACTCAACCTTTACCACCTCTATTCAAGGATTTTCTCATCTGATTCATCTGTTCTTTTGAAATGATAGACAAAACATCTCTTGCTTTTGATGTGCTATATCCATAATAGTCTTTTATGGTCTGTAGATCATCCGTTATATTTAGTTTGTCCCATTTGGAAAAACGCTTTCGTTTTCTCACGATTTGTTTCAGAAAGTCGTATTGTAATCTATTGTCTAAATGCGAATAACGGTTCATCTCATTCGCGAGAAGAACCGTATCCGAAAAATACGACAAGGATTTATTTACGATATAAGCATTATACGACTTTTCTGATAAGTCGTCAACCATCAAGTTTTTCTTGGTTTGGTTGATAGAGTTTACGAAATCAAAGGGCGACATTTATATCTCCTTGATGGACAAGACATTATTTGAACTCCACAGAAGACATAATCTCAGTCAAACACGCAACGATATTTATTTCAGCATCGGCACAAAAAGCCCCTTTATACTGATAATCTGCCAAAATAAGAATCAATGGAGGAATACTTTGAGGTTTAATCTGTTCTTCAATTCTGTCATAAATGTTACGAAATATTACAGATGCGTCAACATCCATATTCTGTACAACCCATTTACGCATATTCTTGAAATCTTTTGTTTTCAAATATCCGAACAGAGAATTATATTCTGTGGCATCTTTATTCAAAACATCAGTAAGTTCACCAGACAAAGAGTTTCGTTGAATCTCGTTGATAGTTCTTCGCCAATCTGGAAGATATTTCAGAATGTATTCGGCGATAATCTTGTCGTCGTATTTTACATTTTCGATAGTCAAGATTTCTTTGATACGCGAATGCATATCTTTTGACATAGATGCCAATTCTTTTTTCGTCGTATTGAATTCATATACACCGCATCTGGAATGTAGAGGTTCAATAATACGATTTTTGAAATTGCAGGTCAGAATGAACCGACAGTTATTCGAATATTGTTCAATAAAACCACGCAATGCTGGTTGTGTAGATTGTGGATTTAGATAATCTGCTTCATCCAGTATAACGACTTTCTTATTACCTGATAATGAAACTGATGTGGCAAACTGTTTAATCTTGCCACGAAGTGTGTCTATACCAGATTCTTCGGATCCATTGATCAAGAGATAATCAAGTCCCAGTTCATTACACATAGCCTTCGCAATCGTCGTTTTACCTAAACCGGCAGACCCGGAGAACATCATGTTCTGAAGTTCTCCGGTATCCACCATTTTCTGAAACTGAGATTTTAGACGCGAAGGAAGTATAGTTTCAGAAATAGTTTTTGGTCGATATTTTTCGACCCAGATGTGATTTTCCATCAAACAGTACTCGTCCTTTCACAAGCAAGCCAGTACTTCAGATTATACTCTGTATTCTCCAATTCAGCAATAAGTTTTTTGCTGATCTTAACATTATAGTTGCCCTCAAGGATTCGGATGTTGGACAGATTGAACAGAATATTGAAATCTTCCATATCCGTTTTGACAGGAATTTGAGTCGTGTATGTGTTTGATGTAGCATTATTGATATCAATCACGGACAGATTGAGCAGTTCACCTTCTTTTGTCAAAGAAAGATATTCAAGACCGAGAGTTGAACCCGCTCGTTTCAGTTTGGACAACAACGCATTTGATAAATCAAACTCCATATCAACTGAAGGCATTGTAGGTTTCTTATCAGATTTAGTAAGAATATCAGGTGACGAATAGAAATATTTGATGCGTGATGTTCCCGATTCGTCATTTACGACCAAATAGTTTTCAGAGAAATCGAGGCTCGGATTTGTCATGAGACTCAGAACATTTAGAAACTCCGACAAATCGTAGATACCGAAATCAATAGGAAATTCTTCTTCAATGGAACCATATGCCATGAAATTTTTTGTGTCTGTGATTGTAGACACTTCATTTCCTTGACTAAAATAGATATTTCCGTTTATCGTCGCAAAATTTCGCAAGACAGAAAGTGTCGTTTCTGAAAATTTAAAACTCATAGTATACTCCTTCGTTTATGAGATATATTTTTGTATTGTAACACAGATTCGATAGATTGTAAAGCATTTTTTGCTTATAAATAGTAAAAAGATTTTATAGGAATTGAAATGGCTACCACAACATCTACATTCGATGGTTCTAACTTTCTTCAACCTACTGGGTTTAAGATTATCATCAATCGTAAAAGATTTAAAAATATTGAGTTCTTCGCTCAATCTGTTAATCACCCTTCTGTATCTTTAGGTGTCGCGAATCAACCATTTCGTAGAACAAATATATTTTTCCCAGGCGATAAACTTGAATATGGTGAACTTACAGTACAGGCAATCGTTGATGAAAATCTGAATGTGTATGAAGAAATATACGACTGGATGAAAAAACTTGTGGAAACAAATAGAGTAACACCATCAAGTCGTCAATTGGATAGTCAGGACAGTTATGAATATGACATGAGAATTATTCTATTGACCAGTAATAATACGGAACTCAGGACATTTGATTATAAAGATACATTCCCAATCAATCTCGGTGATATGGTTCTCAACTCAGCAGTTTCTGGTGTCCAATATATCATACTTCCAATCACATTCAAATATACAACTTTCTGTTTGAGTGATAGAGCAGACGATTAATTCCCAGACTCAAATCTTTTGAAGTCGATAATGTTTTTTATTGTAGAATGCCGCCAGCGTAATGTGTTTATGATTTCTTCAAGAGTTTCTTTCACAGTTTTCCAATAGGTCAACATTTCCTCCGATTGTTGAAT